GGCAGCGCCAAAAGATATGGGTGCAGCAGAAATCGTCGAGGTTGCGGAAACGGACTTTCCGTTATATCTCCCTGATGGAACGTGCTATGCGTACTGTAAGGACTGGAAAGACTACACCGACCAGTATGTATCAATGGTAGCGTCCATCAATGCTTCAGCCAAGCTGAACTCTGAGCAAAAGGGCGAGAAAATCCTGCAATGGGAAAAGGCCAACGAAGCAACGGTCAAGAAGATGGATGCGCCGACAAGGATAGCGTTTGTTGCAGCCAAGAACGGGGTAGACACCTTTGATGACTTGGAGGATGCGATTGAGCGATAACTGGCGTAGCCATGAAATGCAGCCCATCGGGGCTTATTTACCGAAGATAAAGGAACCTGTTATGTCTGAAAAACAGCAATACACGCCTTACCAGCCACAAGAAGGGCAAGGAAAAATTAAGCGTAACCACAAGAAAGAGGAAGGCGATAAAAAGCCTCATTGGATGGGTACGATAATGCACAAAGGCGAAATCATTGAGTTCGGCGTGTGGGAAAACGATGGTCAATACGGCAAATATTTCACTGTGCGCGTCAACGACCCGAACTGGAAAGATAAGCAGTATCCGAAAGACATTACGCCAAGAGAGCCAAGGAAAATGGCAGGTGATGTGCCTTGGTAAGTTCGTTTGAATTGCCCTTCCCGCCATCGATGAATACGATGTGGCGCAACTTCAGAGGCCGCACCGTACTCTCGAAGGCTGGCAGGGTGTTCAGAGAAGAAGTTCAAAACATTGTCGTTGACAAGAACATTCCTAAATTTGGTGATAGCAAATTGAAAATCACAATGATTTTGCGTCCTAGAGATAAGCGCAAAACAGACATCGACAACCGCATCAAGGCCGTTCTGGATGCTTTAGAACATTCAGGGGTGTTTGATGACGATTTCCAAGTAGACCATCTTGAAATGATTCGTGGTGAGCCACTTAAAGGCGGTCTATTGCACGTTGTGATTGAAGAAATATCGAACCCCCACCAGACCGAGGGTGAGCACCCCTGAGTGCAGGTTAGGAACGCTTGGGCAACGTCTTGGTCAGCCCATTTACTTTGAGGACATCAATGAAAAATCATCTTTTTGTGGCAACGCCGATGTATGGCGGTCAGTGTTTCGGTTATTTCATGCAGTCATGCCTAAAGCTGCAAACCCTGTGCAGTCAGCAAAACATGAACATCAGCTTTAGCCACCTATTCAATGAGTCGCTGATTCAGCGCGGCAGAAACCTGCTATCCGCTAATTTCTTGAAGTCAGAAGCCACTCACCTGATGTTCATTGATGCCGACATCCTGTTTAAGCCAGAAGACATCTTCCCGATGATTGCGGCTGACAAAGACATCATTTGCGGCATTTATCCGAAGAAAGAAATTAACTGGCACACCGTCAGAAACGCTATGAACGCTGGCGTTCCCGATAGCGAACTGAAGTTCCATACCGGCGCATTTGTTGTCAACTTGAAAGGCTATCAGCCTGAAGTGACGGTTCCGGTCAATGAGCCAGTAGAGATTTGGAACGGCGGCACTGGTTTCATGCTGATTAAGCGTGAAGTCATGGAGGCAATGGCACTCCAGCTACCGAATTACCTGAACAACGTGCTAGACATGAACAATCCGACCAACGGCGAACGCATCGTTGAGTTCTTTGCAACCATGATTGAGCCGGAAACCGAGTTGCTGCTGTCAGAGGACTACTACTTTTGCAGAAAAGCAAGAGAAGCAGGGTTTTCGGTGTGGGCAGCACCGTGGGTTGAGTTAAGCCACATCGGAACGTATGCCTTTGAGGGCAGACTGCTGAAAAGCCCATGATTCATTATCACGGCTTGCCTATTACGCCAGCTACCGCTGCTGTTAAAGCAGTTTCTGGCGGTCATGCGTTCATTTCTTTTGCTCATCCAGACCAACTCACCATCGCTTTAGAGGTTTGTCAGTCTTTTGCTTTAGATAATGGCGCATTTAGCGCATGGAGGTCAGGCAAGCCAATAACTGATTGGAGTGAGTTTTATGAGTGGGTAGCTGAGTTGCATCGATACCCGTCATTTGATTTTGCTGTTATTCCTGACGTAATTGATGGCGACGAAAATGCTAACGATGCGTTAATTGACGAATGGCCTTGGAAGGAAACAGCACCTTGGGTCGGCGCACCTGTTTGGCACTTGCACGAATCTTTAGAAAGGCTTGACCGTTTGGCAACTAACTTTCCTCGCATTTGTTTAGGTAGTTCAGGGGAATATGCACAGATTGGCACAAACGCTTGGTGGAATCGGATGCGAGAAGCAATGGATGTTTTATGTGACAGAAGCGGCAGACCTTGTGCGAAGGTTCATGGTCTCAGAATGTTAAATCCAGACGTATTTAGCCGCTTTCCCTTTGCCTCTGCTGATAGCACAAACATTGGTAGAAATGTCGGTCTTGATTCTCATTGGAAAGGAACTTACACCCCGCCAACCAAAGAAGCACGGGCAATGATTATGAGGGAACGCATTGAATCTCATCAGTCACTTATTTTTTGGCAACGAAAACAAAACGCTATACAACAATCTTTATTATGAGAAATCCTCACGCCGCCCATATTGACTTTACAGAATTGACAGGACTGCTCGGCAAAGTAGTCCCGTCAAATCTGGATATGGTCTATGAGCGAAAAGGGAGCTTCCTAGTCGCTGAATGGAAGCGGGATGGGGAGAAGATACCGCTAGGTCAGGAAATCCTCTTAAAAAGCCTCTCAAGGCTTCCTAGCCATACCGTTCTTGTCATCAATGGCTATACAGAAGACCGCAACATGGTGGTCAACAACTTTTTCCGTGTTTTGCCGCATGAGCCATGCGTTCAGGCCGGAAAAGGACTTATCGCACTCAAAGACTACATTACAGAATGGTACTTGAGTGCTGATGTTGCATTTGTGGAATATTAGATTTTCTTGGGGGGTGGTAAACCCGATTTAATGCCCCAAAAGTATAAGTCGTGCGCCGTATAGTCCGTTATAAATTCGTAGAACTCGAACTGGCTTAAATCGCATTTCTCGCGTACATCAGCCTCTGTGACGTTAGCGTAGTAGTCGCCAGCGGTGTGCGGAGAATCCCAAGGGTTGAAGCGGCTGGTTCCGTGTTCAGGGCGACCGGTTGTAGCGCAAGTAAAAAACACCAGTTTGCTGGCAAACCGACTCATGTTGGCAAAGATTTCAGGCCATGCAGCGGTATGCTCAAAGCACTCGGTGCTGCACACTACGTCAAATGAGCCGTCGCCATAGGTCAAATTTTCACCCTTGGCAACCACATCGACACCGGGGCCGGGGCCAACATCTACCCCAACGTAATTACACTGCTCGAAATAGCGACGAATCGTGCCGTTGAGGTTCAAACTGCCGATTTCTAAGACAGCTTGACGTACAAAGTATTCAGGAAACTTTTCTTTCAGACGAACGACGAACGCCATCTGCGCTGGATGCGCCATACTTATCCCCTAGTTGTAATTACCGACGGCCTTTTCGTGCTGTCTTGGCTGACTTCCTGAACGCCGCATCGGTTGGCGCACCCTTGCTTCCGGGTGTCCTCATTCTCTCGCCAGAACCGCGCTTGATACGCTCACGCTTGGCGTTGATATTGGCGTATAAACCTTCACTCATCTGCACCCCCATCTGCGTCTAGCTGCTTTACCACGTTCACCCTTCCAATTCTTTGACCGCGCACAAAATGACTTTTGTCTCGGCCCTGATTTGGTCGGCGCTTTCAATTTGCTCCCGGTTGCTCGGTTGTACTTCTTGCGACCCTTAGCGGTCAAGCCACCACCGGCCTTGACAGAGAGCTTCTCGCCTCTGCCGACAGAAAGATTGACGTTCCTAGCCATTATTTTGCCTTCTTCATCATGTTCATCAGCAGTTCTTGTTTGCGCTTCTTGACTGCTTCACGCAACATATCTGCTTTGACCTTGTTGAAATAAGCGCTTCTGGCTTGCGCTGCTTTTTCAGCTTCTTCTATGCTTGGAAAGTTAGGAAAACGAAAGCCTGACTGCGCTTGCTTCTGGACGTTCTCTTTGATGGTGTCAAACTGCGTTTTGGGGTCATAAATAACACCGCCGTAGATGCTAGGCACGTTATAGAAGCCTTGTCCGGGCAACCCTAATGCCTCTGCTGATTCGGTAATCGATAGTTCCGTATGAGGACTTTTGTAATCGCCTTCCTCAAATACGACTGGCCTATCCATTTCAATCGGAAAGCCAGCAGGGTCTAATGTTTCTTTCTTAGGCAATTTTCGCTCCTTGCTGCAACTGAGCTAACGCAAATCCCCCTGTGTACTGAAAGTGCGGGTACTCCCGAAACCGCTTCCAGTCGCCAGCCCACTCTAGCCCTGCCGCCTTCCCAAGTTTGCCAATCTTTTGCCAAACCTCGTCTTTGACATCCCAACGGGGTTTACCAGCGACAATAGGAACAACATCAACAGCGCAACGGTAATTGTGGAAGCTCTGACCAGCCTTTGCGTTAGTGACAATCTTCCCCGGCGTAGTTCTTCCCTGTGCATAAAGCGCATTTTGGCTTTCATTATCTCGGTAGGTACTGGTTACTAGCAAATCAATCCCTTCAGCCTTGCAAGCCGCTATAAATCGCTCTACTCGGCTTTTGACTTGCGGTAACAAGTCATCAAGGCTGCGAGAGTTAATCATCCCTTAGTGACCATACCTACGATGCCAGCCACCGCCAGACCAACAGTCACAATATGCTCTGCCAAAGCCGGAGCAATCGGCACACCCATAGCAGTCAAAAACAAAATAGCACCGCGCCAAGTTGATGGCTCTTTAGCGCGTTCAAGAATGTACTGTTTCATAGTCCTTCTCCCGGAGTAACGTAAACTTCAGAGTTATTGTTTTCGCCGATTAAAGACACATACACAGTTTTGGTCGGGCCACATTGCACATTAGTAAAAATTACGCGAGTGCTTGGCGGTACAAGCATCGTGTATTGACCAGAACTGGTCGGCAAAACAGCAGCAACATTTGATTCACTGATTCGAACGTAAGCACCCTTTCCAGCCGCTTCATGGTTGGAAAAATAATATTGATTACAAGGGCTATCAGCCGTAATCGCAATCGTCACAGCCGTGTTTGCAGTGGGCGCAGAAATTTTGTACGTCTTGCCCATTGGCTGAAAAGCAATGTTATTAGCCATTAGTACACCTTTTTGCCGCCACCAGAAGTTTTAGAAAGTTTTGAGGAGTAATTGCCTTCCTCAAAACACAAAATGGAACGGAAGCCACCCATCGGCACTTGTCCGGGTTGCCACTTCTGCTTGTTCTCAGTTGCGTCAGAAGGCTTCTGCGGTCTAATAGCCTTTGCATACTTCTGGCTATAGTTCAGTTCCTCAGCGCCGGGAACGCTACTCTTGTATTGAAGGTCTTTCGGGTCGCGCATCGCTATTCCTTTCTTTAACTCTTACTAACAAATAACTGAATAGTACGAATATCGCTAGGGTCGATACTCGCTCCCACATCGGGTTCCACATCGTCCAACACCCTAGACCAAATGAAGTCAGCAGTGCCAAAATCGTAATTAAGCGGTCTGAGATGACGCGCAAGGCTATAGTAATGACTTGGATTGCTTCCATAGTTATCCCCTAATGTAAAGAATCTCAAGTCTAATCCTTATCGTCATCCTCATCAAGATTAAAGCCAGAACCCCACTCATCGTCTGACATTTTCAGCTTAATGGCTTCCAGCTTCAACGCCCTATCAATCACCTTCATCTTTTCGGTAATGCTTGCCATGCTGTCATTCATCACCGACTTCAAGGTACTCGAAATCGCGTCCTCTAGGTCAGGATTTATCCCCTTGCTTTTCTTAGCCACGCTTGCCTCGCTTACCCTTCTTTGCTTTTCTAGCAACAGATAGCGCGATTGCTACCGCTTGCTTCTGCGGTCTGCCACGCTTCATCTCACGACGAATGTTCTTGCTGATTGTCTTTTTGCTAAAACCTTTAGTTAGCGGCATTACCGTCCCCCTAATCTCGGACTCATATCGTTAATGCCAGCAGCGCCGGAGGGCGGCGGCACACTTCTATCTCTATCAGAAACGCCAGCAATCGCGCCACCTGCCTTGCGCTGGATTTCTCGGAACGTAGCAGGGTCGCTTAATACTTTTAATACTTCCCCTCGTTCTGCTGCTGGCAGCGTGTTAATTAAACGCTCAAAGTTTTGGGCTGACTTTGCCGCTTCAGTCAAAGCACCCAACGTCTTTTTGCTTAAACGGTTTTCAAGCGCATCCAGCAAAGCGTTGGTTGTCGTAACCTTTACACTCAAGAAAGACGGCAAGCGCAAAGTACCGGCGTGTTCCTTCAAAATCTCAGAAAGACGCTTTTCGCCGAGCGTCGCTTGCTCTTTAATGGCCTCGCCACGCTTAACCTCTCCAGCAACCTTTCTCAATGCTTGTTGAGCATTTAAGCTCATTTCTTTAGCAAAGTTGTAATTGCCAGCGCCAAAAATACGCTCAACCACTTCAGGCGCATTACCCTCTACTAAATCAACAAAAGCCTTTGGATTGGTTTGGTAAATTTGTAACGCTTCTGCGCCCAATTTGTTTTGGGCAATACGTTGCATACCTAAACTATAGTCGCGCAAATACTGGCGATAACCCGTTCCACCCGCTTCCTCAACCGCATCAATAATGACGGGACGAATCGTCTCTAAAACTTTGGCGGCAAGCGCTTTCTGTGCCTTTGCGTCAGCGGTTGGGTATAACTCTTTAATTGCTGCATTGACTGAGTTCTTGCGAATGCTATCCAAGGCAAAAGCGTCTATTACGCCACCGCCGTTTGTCCACTTACTAATGTCTGAAGCAACCCGTGTTAGCGACCTTTCAACATCGACGTTGCCAGCAAGAGACGGGTCACGCAGCTTTTGACCAATCCTTGCCACGACAGGCGCAGACTCTAGCGGCCTCAATCCATGAGCATCAAGGCTTTGTCTTGCTGCCTCTGCAAACCGTTTTGCCTCACCAAACCGCAAAGACCCCTCTGCCGCTTGCGTCGCAACACGTTCAGCGCGGTCAGCCAACTCACCCATATAGGTGTAACGGACAGGAACCGGCAAACCAGACGGAGACATTTGTTTCTTGGCATTTTGGACAGCACGCTCTCCCGCCGCCGTAAAACGACGCACATCCTGAACTTTTGCAGCAGCAGCCTCACCCATGCGTCCCGCTTCTGACTCAAACTTAGGAGCCAATTTGCCAGCAATATTTGCTGCCCCCAACTCTGTTTCAAGAACGGGGATAAGTCGCTCATTAAGCAAACGCTTCATTTCCTCTTGCGCTGCTCTTGCTGCCGTCTGGTCAGAGCCACCTGCCACACGTTGCAATTGTTGAAGCCTTGCGGCCTCTTGCTCACCTAGCAAGGTTGAGAAAAACTTGGGGTCGCGTGACGCTGCTCTTTGCAACAAAGCCTGTGCAGCAGGAGCGTTCAAAACGGGCTTGCCAGTTTTGGGGTCGATACTTGCTAATGCTTGACTTGTTGACAAATCATCAGCCGCTTGAGACAACACTTGCCTTGCCTTCGCCAAATCTTGACCCAAAGCCTCTCTTGCAATTTTTCCAGCACGAACTTCAGGTTTAAAAAAATCTCGAAACCCGCCCACAAGTTCAGCGCCTTTTCCAGACAACTTTTCTAAAGCGCGACCCGCAAGTCTGCCGCCCGTCTCCATCGTTGCGCCAGTAACAATATTACGCAACGGTTCAGTCACCAACTGTTCAGTAGTTCTTGGTTGCGCGTAACCTAACTTTTCTCTAGCTAATTGCATTGCCTCTCGGCTAATGCCATAACCTAAACCAGCGCCACCTACTGTTCCTGCTGGCCCCAATGGGGTTCCCAAAATAGCGCCTCCTGCAGTTCCTAAAGCCTCAACTGTAGGTTCAACAAACTCCAATGCCTTTTCACCAAAAGAAGGTTGGCGAGGCGGTGCTGGCAAATCAGAAATGTCTGCCTTACTTGGGCCTTTCGGTGGAGCCGGGAGGTCGCTAATGTCAGCCATTATCTATACCCTTGAGTTGACAAATAATTTCTGGCTGCTTGCTCATCGCCGCCAAAATGAGTATTTGCATACGATTTCAACTTGTCGCCTGTCGGCATTGGCTTTGCGGATTGTGTAGGCGCTGCACCAGACTGACCCGTGTAAGTTCCCAAGAAATCAGTTGGTTTTGTTTCTGGCACTCTGTAACCAGAACGCTCAAACGACAACATCCGTTCATTGGCTGTGCCTACAGAGTAATCAGCTTGGTCAAGCAACTGCTTTCTCACAAACTCAGGGTCATCAGAAGGCTTGGCGGTAAACGATTGATAGTTTTTCAATTCGTTGCCGGTCAATGTCGCGCCAAACAAAGCATGACGGTTCGGCGCTTGCAGACGGTTATATTTAGACCACCATTGGGCAGCGGCCTGTCCTTCTGGACTTGCCAATCGACGTTTTGCCTCAACAGACAGGTCAGCGCCAAATCCTAAAATACCGAGACTTGCGTATTCAGGCTTAAATTCTTTTTCTAGCTTTAACAAATCATTTGCTAACGAATTTAATCCTGTAATTTGAGTAACCTGTTTTTCAGGCAACGCTTTTCCTTGACCTCGCTGTTCATCTCGAATTCTTAAGCGTTGTTCAGCAGCCGCTTCTCTTGCCGCTTGTCTGCGCTCTGCTGCCAAATCTCTAGCTGCCTGTCTTCGTTCAGCCGCCAAATCTTTTGCAGCTTGAATTCTTTCTGTTGAAGCTAATTTTTCTGTCTCTTTAAAGTCTTTCTTGATGCCATCTAAGAAATTGACATATCGCTCAATGCCCTGTTTCTCAAGAATCTGCTTGCCAACTTGACCGCCCAACTTCGCAGCAGACTGACCAGCCAACGCTTGCGCTTCTTCACGGTTGTAAGCAAGCGTCTTGTATGCTCTGTCAGCATCTTTATAAGCATCGTCAAGAATGGCTTTTGTCCTAGCCATGTTCTTGTCAAACTCAACCTTCTCACGCTCAAACAAATCTTTACGGCCTTGTTGCCAGCCTTTCAACATTCCGTTCATGCTGACCAAGGTGTTCATTGCTGACATTTTTCCTTCGCCGCCCATCCCTGTACCGACCAACCCAATCAGGCTAAACAGAGTCGCCATGCTCTGCACGTTCTCTTGCGTCGGATGAAACTGTGGATGCGGGAAACGCTGACGAATCGTGTCAAGGCCAGCCTCAATGTCTTGCGCTCCTTCTCTGGTCTGACGCGCTATATCGGCTTCAGCGCCAGCCTTAAATTGCTGTGTCGCCAACTGTGCAGCGCCAATGTCTTGCTCTGCTTTTTCTAGTCTGCTTAGTTGTTTGCCTTGTTCTGCGCCAATTTCTTCAGACGTTTTGAACTTTTTGCCACTTTCTTCAAAACTGCCGACGGAAGGAATCGGCCCTAACTCTGTTTTGAATCCAGCTAAGTCAGGTGCGGCTGGCAAACTAAACGCCTTTGGCCTAGATGTCAGCGCTTTGGTTTCTTCAGCCATTAAAATCTCCTACCTTGTTGACCTTGTGGTATACCGCCAACAGCAAATCCGGCAAGATTGGTATAGAAGTTTTGATTTGCTTCAAGCAACTGTCTATCAAGCTGCATACCCGTTCTAATAGCGCCCAACGCAATTTGGTCGCCAATCTGCGACACCTGTAAACCGTAGTTAAATTGGTTTTGCAACAAGTTATTACGGAACATCTCTAGTTGCGCTTGTGCTTGTGCTGCGCCGACACCGCCTCTAGTTTCAACGCCCTGCGCTAACTGTGCGCGGAGGGCTTGGAAAGCCTGTGCGGACTGCGGAGTCATTTCACCGGATTGAGCTTGACGCTGCAACTCCGAACCCATTTGCTTGTATGGGTCGCCTAACGCTCTTTGCTCTGCAACGGATTGTTCACGCTGACGCTGCGCTTCTTGCATTGCCCTTCTGCCTTGTACAGCGCCGAACGCTGCCGTTCCTAATCTCAAGGCTTCAGTCGGAGTTACGTTTTCTTTGAGATATTCAAAAGCCTTCTTAGCTGGCCCAACCAATGCTCTATCAACTAAACTTGGAGGCGGTGGCGCTGCTGCTTGTGAGCCAAACGGTATTCCCTCAAATTCTGTAAAGTCCATTCCTGCTGGCGGCAAGGATGCCCTAGCTGACATTCCAGCCGGAAACTCTACGCTTGCTCCGTAAGGGCTTCCCTCATATGTGTCATCTGGCGAAACAGGTTGATATGCAATGCGCGGATATAGGCTAGTTCCGGCGGTAGGAGCATATTGCTGTGCTGCTTTATTTTGTAAATCACTAAATGTTTGAACGCCCCCTGTGTATCCCCCGGTGTATTCAAATGTTGATGGAGAAGCAACATCAGGGTTTTCAACGCTGTCAAACCCGTAACCGGTTTCGGCAGGAGAATAAGAATATTGTGGTATTGATTGGTAACCACCTGTTCTATAGTCAGGCGAGTCAAAATCAGCGTAATCACTTAATTTAAAGTCGCCATCGTAAAACTCTAGCAAGCCGGTATCAGGGTTGACGGTTCCTGCGCCACCAGATTCCTTCAGAAGCGCAGCCTCTTTCGGCGTAATGTGTGCAAGCATGGTGTCGCCACCACGACCTTTTTTCGATAACATTCTTGCTATCTCTTTCAGGTCGCTAGTTTCCTGAATGCTTGCCTTTAACAGTTTTGCGATTTGCTTTGCCATTTAAGCCTCCGAATTACCCATGTAGCGGAGCGATTCCACGTTCCACCCTGACCTTCTTCCTTCTTCTCTTTCGCCACCAAATACCGGCGCTCCAGCATCACCAATTCGTAACGCCTGTGCTAATGCTTGTGAACCGGGGGAAGCCTGTGTTAGCGGCGCTCCCAAACGTCTAGTCGCCCCAAGTTGCGTCGGAGACTCTGGCGCTTCTTGCGGCTGACCTCTAAACAAATAACCAAACGCTTCACCCAATGATTCTTTTAATAAGTCTTCCTCGCGCCTTGTCAATGCAGGAGGCACAAAATCAGGCCTGTCTCTGTAAACAGACGAACCCGATTGCATACCTGACGGCGTAATTAAACTCTCACCCGTTTGGTAAGCAGGTTGAACGCCGCCACTTTCGGTTCCTCTCATAGCGGTAGAGGGAGCAAGTCTTGTGCTATACAAAGAACCTGTTTGTCCAACAAGTCCCTCGCCACCACCAGTGGGTACGCGATTAGTAAAACCAGTCTCAGTTGGCGCGTTAGCAAGCGGCTGGCCTCTTTGATATTGGCCTTGAGCCGGAACCCGTAATCTTGCTTCACCGGCTTGCTGTGGGCCTTGTGCTGATATCCCTCTAACTCCCTCAACACCCGTTTGCGTCAAACCAGCAATTGCTGCACCTTTTAAACCTTCTTTTAATGCTTCACTTGGTTTAACGCCT